AGAAGGCTAAAATCTGCCGATAAGTAATAAGAGGGAGAAACAAAATGGAAGACTTTCGAGTTTCCGGCAAACTTTGGTTAATGCAAGGCGACAGTATGGCCCGGCTTAAGGATTTACCCGATAATTCTATGGATTCCGTTGTCACGGATCCGCCCTACGGCATCGCGTTTATGGGTAAAAAGTGGGACTACCAAATCCCCTCTGTCGAGATTTGGAAAGAGGTTTTGCGCGTACTTAAGCCTGGTGGGCATGCTCTGATTGCGTGTGGGACGAGAACGCAGCACCGGATGGTCGTGAACATTGAAGATGCTGGGTTTGAGATTCGGGACGTGGTGACTTGGCTTTATGGGAGTGGGTTTCCGAAGTCACTGAATATTTCTAAAGCAATTGACAAGGAAGCGGGGGCAGAGCGGGAAGTGGTTGGCATTCACAAGCGCCACGGCGGCGGGAGTGCCGTATCGGGCGCAATGAGTGGCCCGCTTGGAACTGCAAGCGAACTTCCGTTGACAGCCCCCGCAACCGAAGCGGCAAAGCAATGGGACGGCTGGGGTACTGCCCTCAAGCCCGCATGCGAATTCTGGACTCTTGCCCGCAAGCCTCTGTCTGAAAAAACAGTGGCCAGCAATGTCCTGAAGCATGGGACGGGTGGGTTGAATATTGATGGGTGCCGGGTTGAAGGAACGAAACGAGATCCTGGGTTTGTCAACGGTCGGCCCGGTTCAATGTTTCAGGCTGGTGACAGCGGCGATTGTGACAGTAAAGGCCGTTTCCCCGCGAACCTCATTCTCGACGAGGAAGCCGCTGCGGCGCTCGATGAGCAGAGTGGAGCAGAGGTTTCCCGGTTCTTTTACGTCGCCAAAGCCTCGAAGTCAGACCGTGGCGAAGGTAACACCCATCCGACTGTAAAACCCACTAAGCTCATGGAATACCTTTGCACACTCGTAACAAAACCTGGTGGGATAATTTTAGATCCTTTCTTGGGTAGCGGTTCAACCGGCGTAGCTGCCTTAACTCTAGGTTTCCAGTTTGTCGGTGTCGAATTGCTCCCTGAATATTTTGAGATAAGTCGCTATCGCGTGAGCCAGGAAGAGAGCGAGGCGAGTTGATGAAAAACGTGCGCGGAGCTAACTCCGGATTCATTAAAAACGGACAGCTTTGGTCTACGGACTCAAGCGGATGTCTGCGCGTAGTTCTGCTGCGAGACCACGCGATCGAATCTCCAAAAGACGAGCGTGCGCTGAAGGTTTTTCAGATCGGTTTCCACAACGAGGCTCTTTTCAAGACGGAACTCGAGCACTGGGGCGTCGCGCACGATGCTGATGTGGCCGTTGATGAAACCTTGCGTTCCGGGGTTAGTTTTCAGGGGCACATGGACTTCAAAGTCTATGCGCCGGGAACAAAACCAACCGTCTATGAACTGAAAAGCGTGACGAGTGAGAACACGTACAAGAAAGTGTTTGTCAAGGGAGAGTACAAATACTCGAACCTCGCGCAACTTCTTCGTTACATGCTCGCCTCGAACCTCACGAACGGCGTTTTGCGATATACCTCATTCATGGAGGCCGTCAAATATAAAGAAATTGATGGATTAACGTGGGACGAAATCGCAGCCCGACTTGCTAAAATACAACCCGAATCCGTCGAATTCAAAGTCGAAATCACAGACTCTGGAAAGATCGAAGTAGACGGTAAAGAGATAATCTTCGACGTATTCGACGCGCTCGCTCACACCGAAGCTGCGGCTTACGTCCTAGAGAAAGACGCGGTGTTTCCCGACCGCCCTAAAGACCTTCGCGGGGATAATCCCTGCCACTTCTGCCAGTTCCGAAACGTTTGCGACCGTTTTGACGAAAGTCACGGCGGCGTAACGACAGAACAGTTCCTAAAACTTGCTAAGGAGGCAAGCGAAACATGACCAGTTCAAAATCTTCTCCGGACTTTACTCAGTTTAAAATGGACGTCTCAAAAGAGGAGTTAGACGCAGCGAGCAACGCAGCCGGAAGCGGCGGCGCTAGTAAATATCTTGATAAAGGAAATCACGAAGTTGAAATCATGGAAGCAGTTTGGGACGGACAGGCCCGCGCGGACGAAACATGGTTCAAGCTTAAGGTCACTTTCAAGGACGCGAAAGACCGCACAATTCGTGAATGGATGTTAATCCCGACAACTTCAGCAAAATACGGTCCGGACAAAAAGGACGGAGTTTTCCTAAAGCTGCAACGGTTTCTAAACGCACTTGGTTTTGTTCTTGACCGCGACAGCGCCGAAAAACTCGTTCCATCGATCTTTAAAGACCCATCAAAACTTTTGGGACTTAAGTTGAAAATCGACGTAGGATACCGCGCCCACCATGTGAATTACGTCTCGAAAGGCAACTTCACTTTGTCGACTTCGAAAGGAGATTCTGTCAACGACAGCACAACCGGAAAGCCAGTGCAGTTCGAAGACCGCAAGTCGGCCGAAGAATATTGTGCAGTATATAACCTTGATTTCTCTAAGTATCCTGATGTGCAACGCTACTCTGCTGCGAGCACGCCAAATAAACTAGGCGGACTTCAACCCGCCAAAAAAGCATCCGGAGCGTTCTCGCTCTAAGGGAACAACAACCCATGAAAGTATTTCTTGAATACGCGGAGCAACCATATCTTCGCAGTGGGGACGTTCGGCCAGCCTCGGAGTTTGCAGACCTTCAAGGCTTCCGCTCGGTTTACGGATTTGCAGAAGAAGATGCAACTGAGATTATCCGGTTGAAAAGTTCTAAAGACTTCAAGCGGTTTTCTCAGTTCTCGGACTGCCTCTTCCTTGACCTGGATGACGGGGACGTGTCGGTTAATGCCGTCAGGGGATGGTTGAAGAAAGAGGGCCTGGAATTCTCGCTTTATAAAAGCGGTTCAAAAGGCTTTCATTTCCATATTCCCTGTGTCCCTAAATTCTCGCCAGACGTTGCATGGTCGCAGCGGAAGCTTGTGGAGGGTTTGGGTTTGCCGGTCGATGTTTCACTTTACCGCCCGAACAGTCTCATCCGTCTTCCGGGTACGATTCATCGAAAAACGGGCTTGCCAAAAGAACTAGTCGACTCTTCTTCCGGACACACCCTTGATTATGATCTTGTCGAAGAACCGGAATCCCGCCTGCAAGATTTCTCTCTCGGCGACGTCTCGGATTTTGAAACGACCCTCCTAAGCCTCGCGACTTATCTAGCCAATCCGCCGTCTTCTGGTAACCGTCACATGACTCTCTGGTCTCACGCCGAACGTTTGCGCCGTCAGGGTCTCGCCTATGAAACAGTTCTGGACCTCTTACAGGGGGTGAATTCTTCATGGGGACAGAACGCAAAACCAAGGCCAGAAGTAGAACGGGCAGTAAATCAAGCATTTCAGAAAACAGCCGCGTCCTAGCTTTCGATCCGGGCTCTAATCTGTCCGGGGTTGCTCTCTTCGATGGGACTGGAAAGATCCTCGCCTGCCAAACTCTTTATGGCGGAGCAGGTCACTGGTCTCAACGATTTCAGCAAATTGTCGCAGAGTTAGACGCTTTCCTAAAAGAAAGTGGTATCTCGACTGTTCATGAAATCGTAACGGAAATGATCCCTCCTCTTGCGCATCCCGGACTCCGCACGGTAGTCGGCGCCATCCTCACACTCCCCCAGCTTTCTCAGACTGACCTCAAAAAAGAAAACTTCATTTCGCCCAGTTCCTGGAAGGCTTTCGCGCGCAAAAATGGCTGCACCGAGAAAGACCCAAAAGGAATAGCCGCCCTCTCCTCTCTCCTTAAACAACAACCCTTTCCTGAGTCTCCCACTGACGATGCTGCAGATGCAATCCTCATCGGACTCACCTGGTTTGCTTCGAAAAAACTCGCTTCCTAAGCACATAAGAGAGCACACAAATTTATGGCTACTATTTTAGCGTTACCAGACTTTCACGCGCCTTTTGAACATCAGGACGCGGTTTCGTTTTTGGCTGCAGTGAAGGCGAAGTACCGACCTGATATCGTCGTTTGCCTTGGGGATGAAGGTGATTTTCACGGTTTGAGTGACTGGGATCACGATCCAGACGGGCACTCTGCCGGGCAAGAGTACCGAGAAATGCTGAAACACCTCAAGCCGCTTTACGCCCTGTTCCCGCAAGCCCTGGTCTGCACTTCTAACCATACAGCGCGCCCGTTTCGCAAAGCTTTCAAGCACGGAATTCCGAAGGCGTTTTTACGCTCCTATTCCGACTTCATGCACGCGCCGAAGGGTTGGGTTTGGGCTAACTCCTGGGAGGTAGACGGGGTTGTGTTTGAACATGGCGAGGGCTTTTCGGGTAGAGAGGGCGCTATTAAGTCCGCGCTAGCCAATATGCAGTCAACCGTGATCGGACACATCCACTCCTTCGCCGGAGTGCAATTTTCCGCTAACGCAAAGCACCTAATTTTCGGCATGAACGCGGGCTGTTTAATTGACCACAAAGCCTACGCATTCGCATACGGCGCGAAAATCAAACAAAAACCGATCCTTGGCTGTGGGATCATAAAAGACGGTGTTCCCACCTTCGTGCCAATGCTTCTAAACAGCGCCGGACGGTGGATCAAAAAGATTTAAATCGCCTCACTTTTCTGATGCTTTTTGCCGATAAGTATATTAGGAATGACGTTAGAAACTAACACGGAGTGAAAATGATTATCGCAGACTTGAAAAAACGATTCGTAGCACAACAGTCTAAAGTCGATCCCCTTTTCGCCATTGTTTTAGCCAGCCGGGGCGGCGGAAAATCCGGTCTAATTGGCACACTGAAAAAGCCAACGCTCTACCTTTACTTGCTTGAAGAAAATCACGGCCTGGCAGCAGCGCGCGCAGTCGGAAAGGGAAACGACTTGTCCGGTGTTTGCCTGAACATGGACGCCGCCGGGAAAGTGACATCTACCCCAGAAAACAACCCCGATGGTGCCCTAAAAGAATTGTATGCTATTCTGGATACAGACGGTCTCGAGAAGGAATTCGGTGCCGTCGCCCTAGATGGGTTTTCCGCATTAGACCGATACATCTATATGAGTTCAGAGGTGCAAAAGGCATCGAAATATGATCAAAACAAAGCGATTCTTGCGGTCTACGACAGGATTATCGGTAAACTTAAGGCTCTCAACTTCAAGGGCCTCGACGTCATTGTTACTTGCGCGTCTGAAGGACAAGCTGATAGCGATGGGAAATCTGCAAACCTTACTCCGAAGTTACGCGGTACGGGAACAGTTGACTCAGTCATTGGTCAATTTGCGGAAGTGTTGGTTGTGGGCAAAGTTGAGATTGCAGATGGGGAATCGGGAGAAGTCGAACCGACGTTTGCTCTCCAATTTGGAACGCAGATTGAAAAAAGTGGTAAAAGAATTACAGGGCAGTCTTTTGGCGTCACGTTCCGCCCCCGTATCGCCTGCCTTCGTCATGATCAAACGCCCAGTTTAATGCCTGCAGATCTCTCTCTGCTGCAAAAACTCAAAACAGACAGAGCCGGAAAATGACACAACCCCTCGTAGTCTTCGACTTCGAGACGAGCGGGTTGGATATGTGGTCTGCTGATTTCAGGGTTGTTTCTTGCGCATTCCTTATTTACGGCCCCGACGGCGACTTAATGCATGAGTTGTTTGTACAGGGACAAGACGAAGTAAAGACAACCCTAGAAAAGATCCTGGAAGAGAGCCCAACCTTTCTTGTCTATAACGCGAGTTTCGAATGGTCGGTCTGCAAGGCCGCCCTAGGACTCGCCCTGCCCCTCACGGACACCATAGACGTTATGCGATTGGTGCAGCTTTGGGGGTGTGCCCACGACGGCCGGGGCTGGGGCCTGCAGGCCGCCACCGAGCGGATTCTAGGTATTAAGGGATACAAACAGAAGTACTACTCCTGGCTCCGCGAAAACGTTCCCGAATCCAAGAACAAACCCGGTGCCTACTTAAGCCAACTCCCGCCAGAACTGCTCCGAGAATACAACCTCGCCGACTGCTACCACACGAAATCCCTCTACGACCGAATTTCGTCGAAATTTGACACGCAGGACTACGATTGGCGGCCCGACCATAGTTTGTATCGTCTACTAGTCCAATGGGTGTCTGAGAGCCGAATTCAGGGCATTGCAGTAGACCGCCAGGTTTTGCTTGACTACCTGCCCCAAATCGACGCCGAGGTCGCGGCTATCGACGCCAAATTCCGCTCCGCCGTCGGAAAAGAGATAGAGGCAGTCCGCCTCGACCTGCACAAGAAAGCCCAAGCCCGGTTCAAGAAGAAAATCGTAACAGCGATTCCTGAGTTCAATATCCAGAGCCGCGCCCACCTCGAAGCGCTCTTCTGCGGAAAACTCGGCCGCCGCGCCAGAATCCTCACTCCGACCGGAAAGCCTAGTTTCAAATCCAGCCACTTAAGTCAGTGGGGAGAAATCGGCTCCATTCTTGAGAAACGGGGCAAGCGCCTCAAGGTCAAGGAACACGTCGTTAAGCTTCTCGAAGCGTCGGAGAGCGACGAACGTTGGCACGCAGACATCAAACTATGTGGCACAATTTCAGGGAGACTTGCAGGTGGGACGTCTTAACATTCAGGCTCTAGCTCGCCGCGACCAAGGGCTTATGAAATCCATAAAACCCAACCCTGGCCACATCTTCGCATCAATCGACCTTGCTTCTGCAGAACCCACCGTTATCACGCATTATACCAACGATATGAACTACCGTAGATTGACTTTTGACATGGTTGGCAAGCCGCCGGTACGGGAAAACGGTATTCTATTCATTGATGACATCTATCTCGCTTATATGAGTGCAACCCCGATGGGGCGGCCAGTTATCGACAACCTCTGGCGGCGAGATTGGGGCGGACATACCTTTGCAGAGCAGTGGCTAGTCGATCCAGAAGTTATCAAGAAAGCCGTCAAGAAAGAGCGCGCAGTTTTTAAAGCAATGGCGCTCGGACTCGGCTACGGAATGGGGCCCAAAAAGCTTCGTAAAACCGCCTTCGAAAATGGCTTTACTATCAATGAGGACGAAGCCTATGCATGTTATAATTCCTATTGGACTCTGTTTCATGGTGTTCGCGCCTTTGCTGATCAGATGTCCAAAAGGGCCGAGAGGTTAGGATATCTCGTCAACGAATTCGGCTTCCGTCAGGGTGGGGTTGAACCTCGCAAAGCCTTCAACTGGCTCATTCAATCGACCGTCAATCCGGTTATTATTCTCTTCACGCAAGCACTTCTTCAGGAAGCGCCTTACGCCCGCCTTGTTACGATTATCCACGATGAAGATATTATTGAACTACCAATAGACAAACAAGAACACTTTAAAGCAGCAAAAGAGCGCGCCGAGCGCCAATTAAACAACTTGATTAAATTCTCGGTGCACATGCGCACGGGGTTGGTTTTTGGGGAGACTTTCTATGACGCCAAATAAAGCCTTGAAATTTGACTCTGCTAAGACAGACATGAGTCAACTGCCCCTTGCGGATCTAGAACTTCTCGCGCAAGTCTTGGAATACGGCGCTAAGAAATACACGCGAGATAACTGGAAACAGGGCGGGGGGCACGATCCCAACCGCCTCATTGCAGCCTGTTTGCGACACTTAGCCGCTTATCAAGAGGGCGAGAAGAGAGACCCAGAAAGCGGCCTGCCTCACATCGCTCACGCTTGCTGCAACCTGGTTTTTATTATGCGTCAGATTCGCCTAGAGATCCGCGATGAAGAGAAGCGCCTCGCGCAGACGGCGTCGAGTCAAGCCGGTTGACTTCTTGCCACCTGCATTGTTCCACATAGCGAACTGCTGAACGGCAGTCAAGTAGTTATTATCATTTACTTCTTTAAGCAGCGTTGACGATTTAAAGTTCCCGATACCAAGATTGAACGCAAAGCAAACGCAAGCGTCAAACACCGATTGGGGAACAGCGAACTGGAAAGCGTTTTCCACTTGAACTGCAACGGTTTGGGAGTCCTGAGACAGCAACGCATCCGCCTCTGCCTGGCTCACGATTTGATGTGACGTCACATCACCGCCGGTGTGTCCCCAGCCGATCGTCCAGACGCCCACGGAGTCCTGATAAGCCTCCAAACGACAACCCTCGAACTCCTTAATCAGGTCTAAACAGCGACGCGAGGGAGTCATAAATTTATCCCAGTTTTATGCTCTATCGAGTACAAAACTCGGTTTAGAGAGAGTTGCGGGCAGAAAAACCCCAGAACAGCCCAGAGCACCAAGACGACGGCGATAGTGCGCAAAAGCACGGAAAACTCCTTAGAAGTCCGCCCGAAGGCCGATACTGGGATTGAGTCGATTCAGGCTGTTTTCGATTTGAAGACTGAAGGGAGAGCCGAAAAGGCGGATGGAGCCGTTAATCCGGACACCGTTCCAGACCGGCTCGGTACTAGATGGGGGGAGTAATTCCGTCGTAAAGCCGAGGGAGTAATTGCTTCGCAGCGGAGTTGCATCCGCGACGGTTGCGCGAGTCTCGACAGTTTTCTGAGAATCTGTATTTTTTGATTCATCCTTCGCGGTCTGAGTAACGGTATCTTCAACAACAACCTTTTTAGTGACTTCGCCGCTAGGTTTTTTGGTGACTGTGGTTGTTACGACGCGCTTGTCTTGATGAACTTTGGCTTTAATCTGGTCTACGGTCTGGGAAAACCCAGAGGTAACTGTCGTTAGGAGCACCGGGGGCGAGACAGAATGCCGGCCAGCGAGAAAGGCACCGAGAAGAGCAACGACGCCTAAAATCCAGTATTTGAGACGCCAGATAAGAGAAAGGGCAACCATAAAAATTATCCCTGACTTGTTTTATTGTCGGTGGGCGGGGTTGTTTTTGTCTTCTTCTTCGACGCTTTTGTACGCAGTTCGGTATTTAGATTACCTTTGTTTGCGTAGTCCATTTTAGCTTCAAGCGTGACATACTCGGCATTGTAAATGCCCTTAACGCCCGCTGAATAAATCGAATGAAGAACAGTACCGCCGATTTTTGGCAGAGCACTCTCTTTATAAAATGTCCACATTCCGTCGCTAGTAAGCCTGAAACAACCTGCTTGAACTTCTTGGATCGTTCCGTCTTTCATGGAAACATAAAAGCTTTTCAGTTCTGCAGTGTGTCCGATAACGTGCATTTTTCACTCCTTTATGTGGATTTATCTGCTTCTCGAGACCATAAAAGGAAGTAGGTTGTGTTGCCTGCTTTGCAGAGACCGTGAGGCTCTATGACTCGGTGATCTGACGGGCCAGACTCAATAATCCGGATAGCGGCCGTGCTGTATTCTTCAGAGATGATAAATAAAGCTTGATGTCGGCTGATGTCTTCGAAGTAGTAGATACCCTCGGCGTCAGATCCCTCGACTAAAAGGGGGCCGTGGTTGTGTCTGAAAGACAGAAGTGACAAAGCACAACTCGCTAAAACTGCTGAAACGGCCATGGTCATTCCCCCTAATTAGGGGCGAACCTGTTCAGGATTTCGAGCCGAGTTTGGAGAGAAGGGCTTTTAAAAGGTCAGTACCAGAAATTTCATTGAGATTCTCAATACAAGAGGTCAGTTCTGTTAGACCTATGATCGCAGAGACGATTTTGCTGACGGGAAACGAGTCTCCTGTCAGGGCTATCTCCGTCAGAAACCCCAGCGCCAGCGCAGTCTCATAGATAAAGAGTTTAGACACCGAGCGTCGCAAACCTGCCGAAGTAATGGTCTCGCCCCGCTTCCTTGCTGCTAGAATCCCTAGGATGAGGTCAGCAATAACTAGAATACAAACAACGGCCACGGCTGCTTTAATAGGGGCAAAAACACCTAGGAGAGCAAGCAAAAAGGTTTGGACAGGCTTAAGCATCTCAGTAGCCCAGAGCAACGACGTTTGCTGTAATTGTGCCAACGCCAGGGGTTGTTTGTATAAAGACTACGCGTACAAAGCGGTAGGAAATCTCGGTTGCTGGAACTAGGACGGTAGCGCCCGCTGTTACTGTTTGAGATGTGTTTGGGATATCAGACCAGTGGGTAGGGGTTTGCAGGCCGGGTAAGTTGTTCGCGGTTGACGGGTCGTTCGAGCCTTGCAGTTTAACACTCCCAGCAGCGGTGCTGTCTGAGAATACGGCCTGACACGAAATACGAAACAACCCTTGGGCATCTATAGCCGCGCTGTTTTGGCTAGTAGCGTCAGACACGGCATTCAGCGCCGTTTCGAATAAGGTTTTCACGGCTAAAATCCTCTCTTAGATTTCAAAATGGCTTGGGCAAGACTTGGTTTTTTGGCAGGAACGGTTCCGCCCTTGTTCAGCATTAGAGGTG